CGCGGCCGTGCCGCCGTCCCGCTCGAATTGCCACCAGCCACGCGCCGGCCCATACACCGGTGTGCGGTCGCGCCGGTAGCTGCCAATCTGGCGCCGGAGTCGCAGCCCGGACTCTTGCAACGCAATCGCCACGAGCTGCGCCACCGCGGGCCGCTCGCGCATGGACTCAGGCAGGTAGGCCAGCGCCGCAGGGACGACGGTCGCGACGAGCTGCTCTGGGGTCATGGCGCGCCTACAGTCGGATGAAATGGATTGCTGGGCACTGGGATGCCGGCCGACACGAGCGCCCCTTCAAGCTGCACCACGCGCCACTTCACGAGCGACAATTCGTTGCGGAGGTCGTGCTTTTCTCGGTTGATCGCGCTCATCTCTTTTCGCAGGACGAGATTCTCTTGGATGATCTCCGCCATCTGCCCTTTAAGTCTGGTCACGTCCTCGCGTAGCTCATTCCGTAGCCCGGTGGCGAAATCCAGATCGCTCGTGATATTGGCTCGGAGATCATCGAGGCGCTGACGGTCGGCGTCGGCGCGTTGCGCGGCGCGGGTCGCCAGGAAATGCGTGGTGGTCTTCCAGCCGGTGAGCACCACGGCGCCAACGGTCGTGACGACGGCGACCACGAAGGATGAGGGCTGGTCGCTCATCGTGGCCCCGAGTCGGTGCGGGCGACGTCATTCGCCAGGAATCCCGTCACGAGCAGCGCAATCGCGAGCATGATGCCGTCGATCATCGCTTGCACCAGGTGCCAGACAGGCGCGCCGCCGTCCGGCAGGAGGGGCAGCACGGCGAGCCCCAGATGGTGGAGACCGACCGCGCCGAAGCAGAGCGAGAACGGCCGCATGTATTCCTCGCGGACGAAGCCACGGTAGCGGCTCACCACGTACGCGACCCAGAGCAGCGCGAGGCCGGTGATCGCGTGAGACCCGAGCCATGCGGCGGGATACTGGAGCTGCATCATTAGGCGATCTCAAACATGACTGACGCGTAGATGGCCGTGTTGTCCGTGCTCGCAGCCCAATCCGTTCCGCTATGGGGCAGGAAAAACGAAATAAATGTGGCGGACACGACAAAGCCGCCGCAGCCCTCTGTCCCGTTATTCGTATGCCACGCCACGCCGCGTGACGCGCCACTTGCTGTGGCGCCGCCAGGAATCGCCACGCGGAGCTCCTTCGATGGCGTGCCGCCCACGGTGGTGGTGGTCAGCACGAGATGCACGTGCATCGTCTTCCCGATCACGAGGTACTTGAACAAGGATTGATCGCCAGCGACGAGCGTCCATGTCTGTGATCCAGACGCCGTGAAGTTGCCAGCCGCAAACGTCACGGCTGTCCATGTGGGGGTACTGGGATAGACGGCGAGCATGTTGTCGCGGAGGTGCGTGTTGAGGTTCGCGGCAGTGACTACCTCTCCAGCGACCCATGTGCGCGGTGTCGTCCAAGCCATACCTGTGGCGCTCCTATCCTGGGGCGAGAATCGCGTTCGAATCCAACTCGGACGCGCCGACGAGATCGAGAATCAAGAACGACACGGACGACGCGGGCGTCAGCCACCACGTCACTTTGGGCAGTGTGCCGTTCTGGAATTCATGCTTGACGCCGTTGATGAAATAGTCCCCCGTCGCCCCCGTGATGGTCTCACTGACCGTCACGCGATCGCTGATGTCGCGCAGGAGCAGGTTCGCTGGCACGCCCGCGGCATCCGGGAGAATCTCCACACGACGCACACGCGTGCCCGTGAGGTCTCCATAGCCACTCAAGAGCGCATCCGCCATCGACTGCGCCACGTTCACGTTTTCCTGATACACCATATCGAACGTCAACTGGCTCAGGCCATCCTCGGCCACGCCGACCGCGTTCTGCGCGCGCACGACGATGGTGCGGAAGTCGTAGACGCCTTTCCCGCGGCACTGTAGCTTTGTCACATGCGCCGGCTGCGTGGCGGTATTGGTGAGCACGAATTGCACGCCATTGGCCCCGTAGTTCGCGGTCACCTCGAGCGACGAGGTGAGGTCGACGCCGGACCCGTCCGCCGCGGTGTTCATCACATAGTCCGTCGTGATGACTGGCGTGACCATGGACAACCCGCCCACCCGGCTTGTGATGCCTGGTGAACTCGGGTTGCGATACGGCCCGATGATGGTCTTGGTTTCTGCGGACGCGATCGCGAACGCGTTCACAATCGCGAAGAGCACCGTTGTGGCCGCGGCATCAATCACTCGTGGATGCACGGTGATCTGCACGCTATTGATCGCCGCCGCCGACACGTCCGCCACGTCGATCCCGTGCATTGTGTCTGCCAGCGTCACCACGGATGTCGGGCTCGCCGCAATCCGGCTCTGGCGGTTTTCGTAGACGAACATGCCGGTACGCCGCAGATAGATGTAGCCAAGCTCAGAGACCGCGAGTCGGTGAAACTCCTGGAGCGCGGTGACTTTCTCATCTTGCGAGTTGTCGAGGATGACCGTGTATGTCTCGGACCCCGTCGCCAGTGACGACCCGTGCGGTTGGTGCGGAATTTGCCGAAGCAGATACCTCGCGACCACATTTCCCGTGTAGTTACTGAGTGGCGCGACCCCTTCGAGAAGAAACGTCGCGGCCCTGTCCATGAAGTCCGTCGCGAAGACTTTCGTGTGTCCCCCAGATTGACGTCCTGGTGATGGTGAGATACTACGAACACGACCGACAAACTGTATATCTGCGCCGACCTTCACCCGCGCGGGGATGCCTCGGCGAAAGCCCGCACGCACGGACGCATGTCCTGGTGAGTAGTAGCCCGTCACTCCACCACTATTGCTGCCGAGGTTATTCAAGGCAAACGTGAGCGTCCCTGTGGACGCGACGCGCTGTGTTGGCTGATCGTTCCGAATGCCTCGCTCATAGATACACGGGATGGCGCCACTCGTATCCGCTGTCACGTCGGTCCACGCGAGCGCGTTGTAATGCGCGAGCACACGGGCCGCCGACAGCTCCCCGAAGTAGGTCGCCACAAACTCGTAGGTGGCGCTCAGGTAGTGCGCGTTCGTCCAATGCTTCCCGAAATAAATTGGATCGACTTGGAACGACACTCGCGCGGGCGTGATTGAACCGCGATTGACGCCATTCACATAGAAGATGATGCTGTCCGTTGAGGTGCCCGCCCGCGTCATCACGAGATGCACTCTCGACCCCGCAGCAACCGCGAAGTTCGCGAACGACGCGCCATTGTGATAGGCGTAGACGTTCCCGTCATTCCGATACGTGAAGGCGAAGGGGCTGTTGCCCATGACCGCGGGTTCCACGCCTGGGGCCGGCACAGCCGACAGCGTCAGAATCACTTCGATGCTGAACGGCTCAATCAGTGGCCCCCATTGGAAAGGGCCAACGGGATCATGTGTGAGATAGTGCGAGGTGCCGTTCAGCTGTATCGCGTACCCGCCCTCTGGTAACTGGCTGGGAAGATTCTGATCGGCAACAGGAACACTTCCCAGCACGAGAAGGTTGGAGGGCTTTTTCGATCTCAGTGGCCCTAACGATGTGCCGAGAGACGTAGGGGGCACTAGATTAAATGTCTCATTTGACTGCATCGCCCAATAGGCGACGTTCACTTCCGCCGCCACTGCGCCGATGAAACTCCCGCCGAGGCCAAGTTCAATCGTGGGCGACGCCACTTAGGCCGACCCTTGCAGCGCATCACGGAGCGCGATCGGCAGCTTGTACTCGAGGAACGCCAAGACGTCCGCGATCCCACCCCCGTCACCAGACTGCTGCTCGCGCTGCATTTGCGCTTCCGTCTGCACACGCTCGCGCCCATGCAGAATCGCCAGCGTGCCGCGGCCGAAGTCCCGCATCCCACCAGACCCGCGCGCAAACCCTTCAGGCTCGCCGTGCTGGCGGTAGTTCCCATTGACTTCGATGTCGATGTCTCGCGGGATGCGGTCGAGGGCATCAGTCACACGGCTCGCGAACGATTCCCCCGCCGCCGCGGCCGTGTCCATCTTCGCTTTGATGTCCGCGATCGCCGCCGCCGTCGCGCCAGCCCCGAGCTTGCTCGACTCCCACAACCGCTTGACGTCAGCCTCGGCGTCGGCCGCCGAACGCCCCTGCGCCAGGTAGGCATCACGGACGCGGATGACTGTCTCTTTCCACGCCTCGCCGCCTGCCTCGAGCCGCTGCGTGGCGGTGAGTCCGTTGGCGAGATCCGTTTCGAAAGACTTCACCAATGACCGCTGCTGTGTCTCCGTGCCGGATGGGCCACCGAAGATACCCGACAGAATATCCTTCGCCTTGCCGGCGAGCTTCGAGAGCCCCTCCACGATCGGCCCAGAGAACGCCTGCAACCAGGGCCCCACGCCGGGGATCATCCCCAGCATGATCCCCCCGGCGCCCGTCGCGAACGACTTCATCTTGTCGCTCGCGGAGCCAGGCCCCGTAAAGGCCGCGGCAAACTGTGGGCCGATGTGCCCAAGGATCTGCGACATCTTCGACGCCCCACCAGACGCCCCACCACCAGCGCCGCCGCCGCCGCCGAAGAGCCCCTTGAGCGTCTCCATGAAGCCGCCGGCACTCGTGCTCGCGCCCGCGCTGTGCTGCTGCACCGACCCGGCATACTGCGCCCAACCCATCGACGAGGATTGCAGCACGGGCAGTTGCTGCTGCAGCTTCGTGGTGAGGCTGCCGGTCGACAGCAACATCTCCAGTCCCGCCGCCGCGGCTCGACGCTGTTCCGCCGCGAGACGCGCCGTCGCCGCCGTGGCCTTGTCTTCCCACCCAGCCAGTGTGTTCAGGTCGAATGTGAGCGTCGACGCCGCGACTGCCCCATCCCTGTGTGCCGCCGCCGTCGCCCTGACGGCAGGCGCCGCCGCGACATGTGCCGCCGTCGTCGCGATCACCGCGACCGTGGCAGGTTGCACGCCTTCCGTTGTGAATATAGCTAACTGGTCCTTCGCCTCTTGCGCGCGACGCCGGAGCATGTCGATGTCGCCAGATGTCGGGCCGATCATCCGGCCGAGAAGCGGCACCGCCGCCGCCGTCTCCGCAAACGACACCGCTATATCGCGCAGCCAGATCTCTAATTCAAAGCCCTTGATGAGGAAGAAATCCACCGCGCCGCGGGCCGCGCCGAGTGAGGCCGTCAGCGCGCCGCCCAGCCAGTTCGCGACAGCCTCGATCCCTGGGGCCATCGGTAGAAACACGTTCGCGATGAGCGCCATCCCCGCGCCTTGGAGCCGGGTCAGCGCGTCACCCGCCGCGTCGCCTGCGGCCACGAGGTCCGCCGAGATAATCGCCCCACTCACCCGCGCCTGGTCGCCCAGGTCCCGCATGTTCGCCGTAAAGCCTGGCAAGAGATCCGCGCCGGCCCGGCCGAAGATGTCCATAGCGATCGCGGCGCGCTGCATCGGGTCCGGCACACCCGCAATAGCCGACCCGATCGCCAGGAACGCTTGCTCTGGTCCCGACCGCTTCAACGCCTCGACATTCAGCCCCAACGCCTTGACGGCGTTCACAGGGCCGGCGTCGCCATCAGACAACCCCTTCCCCATCTTCACGGCGGCCGTCGCGGCCTGTTCCATCGAGACGCCGCTTTGCCCGAGCGTGTATTGCAGCACCTGCAGACCAGTGGTCGAGATGCCGGTCTTCCCGCTCAGGTCTGTGAGCTTCCCAGTGAGATCAAGCACCTGCTGGCCCACACGCGCAATCGCCGCCACGGAGAACGCGGCCACGAGCCGGCCGCCAGCCGTCGCGAGGAACGACGTCTTCTCTTCAGCCTTCTGCGTTTGCGCGGCGAGGTCACGCAACGCCTGCGGCGCCTCTCTCCCGAGCACGGCGTATTTGTCGAGCGCGCGTTGCACGGTCGCATTCACGCGGGCTTGCTCGGCCTCGGTCAGTTTCGACGCGCCGCCGATACTGTCGACCGCCGCCGCCGCGTTGTGCGCCGCCTGGATGATCTTGTCGCCCTGGAACGACGTCGCCAACCGCTGGAACCCCGCGCGCACGGCTTCGATGCCGTTCGCGCCCTCTGCCATGTTGCGCTTCATCTCAGTGAGGTTCGCGGCGATCCGCACGACCATCGAAGGCTGCGACATCTACGCGCCCCCCAGTCCATCAATCGCAGACTGGAGCCCTCGCTCCACGTCTCGGAGATACGTGCCGTGCTCGAGCGCGACCGCCGCGTAGAAGTAGGGCCGCGCCGCCGCGGGCATGGTGCCAAACTCCAGCCAGATCGGCAGGTTGGCCGCACGTGACCCTGGGGCAATCGAGGTGACAAGGTACGCGGCGCCGTCTTTCGACACGGTGATCGCGTCGGCGGTCTGGCCGGTGCCGTCCGTCTGGCGCCGGAGCCGTGACTGCATCTCGCCCCTGAGTCGCTCAGCCGTGGTGCGCGCGATGGCGTCAAACACAGACGCCGCCGCGTCACCGAGGCGTGCAAACGCCTGGCTGATCGTGTCCTGCTCTATCGCCACCGTCACCGCGTCCATCGCTTACTCCTTCGTGCGATCGAAATCGTGCTGCATGACTTCCCCCACCGCGGGACTCTCGAGCAGCGCCCGTCGCGCCTTTTTCTCCATCCCCGTGGTGTGATACGCCCGATACGCCTGCGCCGCATGACGGAGGTCGAGCATGTCAAACACCAGCGCGCCGTGCTGGTCTAACTCTCGTTCGGCCACTGATGGCACACAACCGAACGCTTCGCACACTTGCGACAGCACCCACGCGTCGGGTGCCGGCCCCTCACCGTCGAAGCAGCGGTAAAGGGCTAGGCGTCGTTTTTTCGGTCAGTCTCCAGCGTCGGCGACGGCATCGTGAGATCGAGCACCGCGCGTGCGAGCCCCTCCGCGTCTTCGGTGCTCAGTTGGTCCAGCGCCTCAGGCGTCACGGCCTCCGGCGACGTCCATGACTTCACCCCACACACCAGCACCGTCCATTTATCGTGGGTCGCGAGCGGGTCTGGAGCCGTCTTCACCGTCGGCGTCTCGTCCGTCGTGATGGCGGCCATGAGCTTGCGGAACTCATCGATCCCGCCCATGTCCTTGATGTCCACCCGTGACTGCCGTTGTGAGACGCGCTGCGCCTCCTCCTGCTGCTTCCATGACAATTTCCGAATCGTCACCGTGACCGATGGGTCACTCGGCAACGGCATCTCTCGCGTCACTCGTGAGGCGAACATCTTACGACCAGGCCAGCGAGCCCGTGGGCTGAACCATCGCCTCGTACTCGGTCAGGTTGCCGTTCTTGCCCAGCACCTCGTAGGAGATGCAGCGCGTCTCCACTGTGGCTGTGCCGTTCGTGCCACCGAAGACCACGGCCAGCGTGCGCGTGCCTGCTGCGGGGCTGGTATCGACCACGCGGAACACGACGTGCGGTCCCACCGTGGCGGCGTCGTCGAAGTAGCCCTTGATCGAGATCGCGCCGACCTTCTGCATCCCGGTCGGCGTCGTCTCTTCCCATGAGTCGCCAAACGACTCAGAGCGCGCCTGCAAGGATTCGATCTTGATGCCGCCGATCTCTCGCACGTAGGGCGTGATGACGCGCGGAGTCAGACCAGAGTCGTCATACGTGATCGTGACAGTCGGGGAACCGAACATAGCCATGAGTTATCTCCTTGCGAATCCAACGCAAATAGTGAGGGAGCCGGAGCCCGTGACGTTGCCGTCGAAGGCCAGGTAGCGGTCGACGACGCCGGCCACCGTCGAGCGTTCCGCTCCGGGGCCGCTCGTCACGTTCGAGAACGCGATCAACGCGGCGTAGGTCACGTCGTCTGTCGAGTCGCGCAGCGTGCCCACAAACCCCGTGAAGCCCGAGAACGCCGTGATCTGCTGGAACCCCACGCCGCCGCCCGTGCTGTTCGCCTTCACGAACGTTCCACCGGTGCCGGCGACCGTCACGTCCACCGGCACCGAGAACGTGGTGGCGCTGATGACCGTCGCCACGCGCTGCCCGTTGATGGTGGGGCTCGAGGTCGCCACGCCAGCGATGAGGATGATGTCCGCCGAAGTCAACCCGTGTGGCACAGGCGTCGTCACAACGGTCGGATTCGCGACCGTGTTCGACGTGATCGGGATCACGAGTTGCGACGGGTCGAGCGTGTAGTCCACCTCGGACGCCGATTCCGTGTTCCAGTCCACGGTTTGCACCGCGAGCGGCTGCACAATCTGCCCCTCGTCGCGTGCGCCAGTGATCGTGTAGGTGACGTCGGCTTTGGTGAGCCCGCCGAGCGCCGCCTGCACCGCATAGGCGTTCGCATACACGCCGTCATAACCGACGAACCGCTTCCCTCGCGTGTTGCCCTGGAACGCCACGCACACCACGCGGCTCGTGCCCTGGGACGCGCGGAACAGTTCATGCGTCAACAGCGTGCCCGCATCGAAAAACGCGCCGTCTTGCGTGAGTGTGGCCACCCGCATCCCGGTCGGCGTGTGCTCTTCCCACGTGTCGCCAAGACCATCCGTGCGCGCCTGTGCAGACGCCTGCTTCTCGGTGAGGCCCTGGAGTTTCGCGGCGAGCACCGATCGCCCGTCCACGAGGAAGAATCCAATGTTGGCTGAGCCATACAGCGCCATGGGCTAGTCCTGCTCTTTCGGCAACGGCACGCGTGCAATGTCCCCACGCCCAAGGTAGACCGCCGCAGACGACGCCGGCATATCACTGCAGTCGTCGCCCGGACCCACCTCGCGGAGGACTAGCGCCGCGCGCGCATCCGTGGACATCTGCGAGAGCCCGCCCGCTTTCAGCACGGCGGCGAGGGACGCGCCGACCGGATAGCGATACGAGCCCGACACGACGACGAGCTTGGTGGTCATCGTTCCTCCAATACCTGATAGCCGCACACCCCGCACGCAAGATGCGGCTGGCCGAATCCACTCACGGTCACCCGGCGCGACTCGTCCGCGCGACACTGCGGGCAGCGCCCCTCCATGTCACGCAACGGCGCCGGGTCGGTGAGCACAAGGCGCTTCACGTCGGTGTCCATCACGCCTCCTTGAGATAGGTGCGAAAGATCGCCACGACTTCCTGCACTTTGACGCCCTCGATCTCTTGATCGCGAAGCGGCACCGTCTCGTCGTAGAACACGCGACCAGCCTGCTCATACCCGGAGACCGTCAAGGCCTGGTCGCGGAGAAGCTCAATCGCCTTGCTGATGATCTGGTGACACTCTTTCTCGCCCGCGTAGGTCGAGAACGCATGCACACGAATCCGCACTTCTGGCATACCGCCCGTGCCAAACCCGCGCACGTCTTGCGGTTCCTGCACCTCGAACCACAGGAACGGATACACCACAGCGCGAGGCACGTCCGCATAGATCCGGCTGCTCACAAGCGCCGTCATCCCCGCGACATTCAGCGCCGTCATGAGCGCCACCGCGATCGGGTCGAGTGACAAATACGCCATCACTGCACCACCGCGCACGACAACACCAGAGACTGCCGGTCAGGCGTCTCAAGCACGCCGTGGATCTGGAACGTCGTCGCCACCCCACCGCGGCGCGAACGCCACACCACGCGCTGCTGTGCCGCCACATCAGCACGCCAGCGAATCGTGAACCGCTGCACGAGACGCGATCCGATGGACTCGGCTTGCAGTTGCTCGCGCGCACTCAGGGGCTCGGACTGCGCCGGCACGGTCGCCAGCGTGGCCCAGGTCGCCGCAAATCCCCCACGCCCATCAGCCGTCGTGGTGACGGTCTCAATCGTGATACTGTCCGCGTATTGGCCGCCGCGCATCACGCCACTTTATAGGGCCACAGGAGATACTCATCCCCCTGCGGCGCAAGGCTCGCAATGGTGCCGACAATCACCCCTTCGGTCTGCATGAGGCGCGTGCCGATTTGCAGCTTCATCGCCAAGCGAATCGACTGCGGCACCGTCTGTGCCCCAGTCCCGTAGCCGCACACAAACCGCACCGTCACCGCATCAGGCACCGCACGCGTCGATGGCCATGTCTGCTGATACGCCGGCACCACGTAGCCCGGCATCGCATACGGACCCACGGGCCTCGATGTGGTGTAGAGCGACACGCCGAGCGTTTGCGTCACGCCATCGGTATCGATGTAGGTGATGCTGGTGATGGATTGCAGCGGAGGTTTAGGCAGTTCAATCGCCCACGAGGGGAAGCGGTCAAGCTTCAGATCCCACGTCTGCGTCAGGAACGCCCGACCCGTAAAGTTTTCCGCCCATTCTCGTGCGGCCACGATCGTGGGCAGAAACCACTCGTCTTTGTCGCTCTGACTTTCGGCGTAGTTGACCGCGATCTTCGCCTCAGCGAGGTCTACGGGCTCGACCGTCGGCGCCGTCACAAGCTGTAGCATGTGTCACTTCGCCAGCGCGGTGATCACCAAGGACGACGCACCGGTATAGGTGCCGGTGGTCGTGAGCTTCACGCGCACGCGATCCCCGAGGAAGCCATTGACGACGGTGTTGTCTGCGAGCGCGGCATCGCCAGGCGTCGCAATCGACGTCACCGCCGCGGCCGTCAGGTGATAGAGGCGCGTGGCCGTGGACGTCGTAAACGCGAAGCTCGCCACGTCCATCCACGTGAGGCCACCATCGAACGATGTTTGCACCCAGGCCTTCGCCGTCGTGCCGCCACCCACGACCGTCATGATCGCGTGCAAGGAGAGACTTTCCACGCGCCCAAGCGTGAAGACGCCGGCAGTCACATCCGCTGTGACCGCCGCGGCCAACGTTGCATTCAACAGCTGGTGGTGACGCATTACTCGATCACGTAGGAGAAGCTGATGTCGACGTGCGTCGCCGTCGTGACGTCCGACCCCGTCTTGGCGATGGTGATCGCCGTGTTGACATCGTTCTGCACGAACGACGCACCATCCGCAAGAATGACGCCATTCGTCGTCGCGCCAGCGCGCAAGAGCGCGCTCTGCGTGGTGCCCGCGACCAGGAACGCCACAAGTTTGCGCGCCCCCGTGACGGTGCCGACGATGTCGATGGATGTGTGCGCAGCCGCCGCGCCGGCCACCGCGATGATCGACGCGTCCACCATGCGATACCGCTGGCCGGCGATGGCCGGCAGAATTGAGGCTCCGGCATTCACCTCCGCGATGGTGAACCGCTTACGGATAGTCGCGACAGACCCGTGCTGCGCGCCGACCGCGCCCGCCTTGACGTCGATGACGTTCGCGTCCTTGTCGCGGAAGATCAGGTTCCCGTCGACCCATTCAGACTTGACGTTCGTGTGCGGCATCTCTTCTCCATTGCGAGACGCCCGAACGCGCCCGCATTGTGTGGCGGTGGTTCCGCCGTTACTTGATGACCGTCAGCGGGATGTTGCCCGCCGCGCGCGTGTCGCACTCGGCCGAGCACGAGACGAGCAGCACCGAGGCTGCCGCCGACAGTTCGGGCGTGAGCCAGGGCGTGCCGTCCGCGATGGCCTGCGCGTCGAACTCAACCATGAGTTGCCGGTTGTCGTAGGTCGCCGCAGTCAGCGTCAGACCCGTGCTCGCCACGTCCGTGAAGACGCCGAACTGGTCCGAAGCCGCCGCCGCCTGGTCGGCGGACGAGAGGCGCGTTTTAAAGGCCACCGCCGTGGTCTTCGTGCCTTCGGTCGCGCCGACGTAGAATTTGAGCACCGCGTCACCAGTGACCGCGCCGAACAGGAACTTGTAGGCGATGGAGTGGACTTTCCCCATGTTGACGGAATCGCCATCGATCCCGGCCTCAGCGTCCACCGGCTTGATGATGTAGGGCTGTGCAAACGTCTCGCTGAATCTCATCTGAATCTCCTTGAGGCAGCGCCAGAATTACGAGCGCGTCTGCAATACAACGAACGGGCTGAGCGTGTTGCTGCCCTTGAAGGGCGTGATCGCCGCGCGCGGCACTGCCTGGCCGTCGACGCGGTAGAAGGCGCGGAACGCCTGCTCGCCGGTCGAGAAGTAGACGTGCATGCTCGACGCCTGCTCGACGCCACCCTTGCGGATGACGCGATACTTGGACATGTCCACCAGCGCGATGTCTCCCACAGTGCCCACCGACTCGGCGTATTCGACCGCGATGACCGGGCGCCCCTTGATGGTGAGCACGCCATCGGGGCCGTAGTTGACGAAGCGCGGCGCCGTGCCGGCCGTGCCGATGGCCTGCGACAACTCGTCGAGCTGCGGGCCGCAATCCACGTTGATGTACCAGACCGCGTTCTTCTGCGAGCGCGCCGGCATGCGCGACCACATCTTCGACAGGTTCACGGTGTTGATGGTGGCCGCGACCTGGTTCGTCTCCTTCGTGACGGACACGAGGCAGGGCGCCACGAGGAAGCCCTGCGGCGCGCTGGCGCCGTTGCCGCGATAGATCCGGTTCTCGGTCTGGAACTGCAACTCGGCCGAGAAGGCCGCTTCCAGTTCGCCGCCAAGCGCCGTAGCGTCCGCGAGCAGTTCGTCGGTCATGACGCCGAACGCGCCGACCTTTCGCAGCTTCAATTCGATACGCGCGAGCTTGGTGTTGCTGGCCGTGGGCGCCGTGCCCTCGTCGACCCAGTAGCCGAGCACGCCGCCACCGCGCGAGCCGTCCGCGCGCGACGTCTCGTCCATCACGTTGTAGGTGATGCTGTTGCCCGAGACCGTCCGCACATCACAGCGGCTCAACACGTCGCCGGTTTCGTACATCTCGCGCTCAATGCCGGGCGCGACTTCCTGCGGGATTGCGAATCCAAGATTTGAGTCGGTCTGCGTGCCGGAGCCCGTCGCCGCCGCATGCAGCCGTGGATCGAAGCTCTGGCCCAGCGCGGAGGCGCGCACCGCCTGGGCGAAGTTGCCAAGGGCGGCGTGCCGCGCTTCGGTCTGCACCAACGAGGACGCGCTCGGGAGCACCTGCGGCCCCCAGGGCGCGGCAGTGGCGCGGTCTGGGCCAAACGTGATCCGGCCGACGTCCGCGGCGGCGATCTCGTCAGCGACGAACTTCTGCGCCTGTGCCAGCGCCGTGGTGATCTCGACCGCGCGCGCAGCCAGCGCGTCGAGCTCGTCGCTCGCGGCGGTGATGCGCGCCTTCTGTTCGTCGGTCTGGTCCGCCAGGGCCAGCAGCTTGCGGCCCTCGGCCTTGAGCCGCGCCTGAGCGGCGGTATTCTCGGCCGCGTCCTGCTTCAACTGCTTGATGTTCATGTCTGCTCCTGAAAACGCGAAAAGGCACGTGCGCACATGCGGCAACGTGGGCAGAAACTGCCGAGCCACAGTGAGCACGCGCCTTCGACGGAAGTCGCGCGACAGACTCCAGTGTGCGCCTAGTGGATACGGGTCTCCGATTTCTGTTTACAGATTCGCGGTGGCGTCAAGCGTGCACGCACGTACGCGGCAAGCGTCTGCCGCTCATTACGTGCCGACTGGTCAAGCTGATCGAACACCGACGCCGGCACGCGCACAGAGAGCACCGTCGACGGCTCATTAGGGTCGAGGCGTGGCCCACCGCGGCGCTTCCGCATGCTAGAACATCTCCAGCCGGCGCCGCACCGCCCACACGGACGACTCAGCCTCAGCACGCATCGCCGAGCGGCTGCTGCCCATGAGACGGCTCAGCGTCTCATCGACCGTCGCGATCCGGTCGATGAGCCCCGCCGCCTTCGCGTCCTTCGCGCTCAGCACGCGGCCCTCGCCGTAGCCCTTGCGCACATCTGCGGGGCTCACCCCGCGGCCCTTCGCCACGTCCCGCACGAACGTCGCGTAGGCGTCGTCCACACGCGCCTGCATCACCGCCTGGGCCTCTTCGGACAGCGGCTCAAAGGGATTGCCCTCGACCTTGTGCTTGCCGGCCGAGACAAGGGTCATCTTGATGCCCTCCTGCTCAAGCGCGGCGCTCATGTCCTGGTGCGCCGAATAGACTCCAATGCTCCCACTGAGCCCGCTGGGAATGCTCACGATCTCGTCGGCCTGCGCGGCGAGCCAGTAGGCGGCACTCGCCGCCATCCCGTTGACCATCGCGACGATCCGCTTTGTGCCCGTACCGCGAGACGCCGCGAGTTGGCCGGCGAACTCTGACACGCCCGTCACCGTCCCGCCTGGCGAGTCGATGTCCAGCAGGATGGTGCCCACGCTCGCATCAGCCATGTAGGACGACAGCATGGCCCCGAGCCGCTCCACACTCACGCCGCCGCTGGACTCGTTCATGCCGCCCATCCGGTGCGCGATCGTGCCGTGAATCGGGAGCACGCCCACGCCATGCCCCTGGCTGACACCGGCACTCCGCGCCCCGAGGCGCGCGTGCATCTCTTCCGGGCTGACGTCTTTGCCCGCCGCATGGTGTGCCACCACAGCGACGATCTCCGACAATTTGCCGGGCTCGATGGCCCACGGCTGGCCACAGATGGCCCCGATCACATGTGCAAGTCTCACGCTGCTACCTCCCGATCCAATGCCCACGCCGCCAACCCACGGGCGTGAGTCGGTTCCTGCCAGTAGTCCGTCACACGCACCCCATGCGCGAGCACCTGCCGCGCCTGCCCCGCACAGTACTCCGTCGCCGCCGCCTCAGGCATCAACAGCGACTCGCACAACAGCGCGACGTGCGACGCGTAGAACGTCGCCACCGCCGCCGCGAACGCATCCTCGTCTGACGCATGCTGCACCGCGGCCTTGAGTACAGCCCGCACTTCCTTGCGGACGCACCTCGAAGCCGATTCCACCACGACCGCGCGCGCCTGCGCGTCCTCGCCGTCGTCCGGCACGGGCGCCGGCTGCTTCTTGGGCGGACCATCGACCGCCGGGTCGACGCCCGGCTTCCCGGTGATGTTCTGCGGCTGGCGCAGCGTGTCGGCTGGCCCGCCGCGCAGGTTCAAATTTTCCACCCCGCGCACCTCATCGACCGTCTTAATGCCGGCGTTCACCGCGGAGACGTGCGCCTGCCAACGCGTCGCGATGTCCCCACGCACCAGCGCATCACGATTGAACTCGACGAAGAAGCGATCGGTGTTCAGGATGAGTTGATCGTTGATGGCGAATTCCCACATCGACAACCACGAGCCGAGGGAGTAGGTCACGAACTCCTGGCCCTGAGATTCAATGTTCGAGAACGTCGCACGGTCCATCGACCCGAGCATGTGCGGCGGTAGCCCAAGCCAGCGCGCGATGTCATCGACGGAGAACTTTCGCGACGTGAGCATCTGAAAGTCTTCCGGCGTCATCTCGCTTGCGACCCACTTCGCGCCCTGCTCGAGCACCTTCGGGAGCCGCCAATCACCCGCCGACGTGATGAACGAACTCGCCATCCGCTTCGACGCGTCAGGGTCGAGCTTCACCGGCACTTCGATCACGCCGCTATTCAGTGTGCCACGGCCGAACACTTTCGCTGCGTAGCTTTCCGTCGCCTTCGCCGTGCCGAGGCTTTGCCGCGCATACTCCAGCACACCGACACTCGTGATGCCGTC